AATGTCTGCAATCGAACTAATTGAAGACTTGGCGCGTGGATTACCTTTAAATGCACAAACTATTAAAAACGCAAACATTCCATTAGAAGACATTCCTGACCTTATGGAAGGTATTGAAGCACTTCGCGCTGTCATGCAAAAAGCGCCATCAGAATACTTTGAAATTAAGCCAGACAAAGTCATGAAGCTCAGTGACTTTGACAATGCTATTATTCCACCAGATTTGGCAAATGATGAAGAAGTCATAAGAATACTTAAAGACAATGACATTTCAATTTCAGTTTATGACGACTACGCCAACTACCCAGAAGCTAGACGTAAAGGTTTAATCAAAGAAGTCGCAGAACAAAGCGGCAATCTATTCAGCGTTCCAATTGGTGTCGGTGTAGGCTATGGTGCATTGCAAAACGTAGGAGAAGACGATGGCGAGGGCGGCAGTTAAGCGCGTTGCGCAAGCAGAGATCAGAGCGGCCAAGAAGTTTCTTGAACGTCGTGGGCTAAAACCTGACGAGGTATCGCCACGCAAGTTTGCAATGGCAGCAAAGGAACTCGACAAAGGCTTTGCAGACACGCTCAAAGTTTTGGCGCGTGAATTATCAGGGGGCCAAGTCTAATGGCTGATGCGTTCCGTCCAGATGGGCAACTAAACGTACCGACACAAGCAGCGGCTGAAGAGCTAGAGAAATCTGGCGCAGTCGATTACGAAGATTATCTGTTTGCCCAAAAGTACGGAATGCCACGCGCACAGTACATTGCAGAGCAAGGCACATTCGACAAAAGCATGACGCCAACGCGAGATCGTGTGTCTTTATTTGCGCAAGAGATGGGCATGTCACCAGACACGGCTGGTCGTGTATTTGGTGGAGCTGGCCAAGGATTCATGGATATGGGGCTAATCGACGTTCCATTCGTAGGTGGCGCTCTAGATGCTATCGACGCCTATGGTCGATTGGAAAAGACCAAAGAAGAAGATCGCTTTTCTGACGGTCAAGAGCGCCTGATCCAAAGTATGCCATTTGCAGTCAAAGTGGCGTCGATCTTATTGCCGGGCGATAACGACATCAAAGACTACTATGACGGCAAGAAGATGGATCTTGCTACCCTTTACGGTGGGCCACTAGGCTTTCTTGGGGTCAGTAGTACAACAGGTAAGTTTCTCTTCAACCTATCGCGTAAGGTAGAAGATGCGCCAATCATGGGTAAAACCATGAATAAAATGCTACCTAAACTTGGCGGTTTACCTGACGAAGTACCGTATCACATGATGCCTGAATACAAAGCAGCAAATCCAGATGCGGCGATCAAAGGAGACAAGTATGCTAACGTATTTGAAGCAGCTAATCGCAAGTTTAAAGGCCAAGATTACGATGAATAGAACAAGTTTTCCATCACTCATGACGAAAGGATCTAAGGAAATGATGTACGGTAAAAAGAAAACTGCAAAAAAACCTATGAAAACCAAGAAAAAGGCAGTAACTAAGAAGAAGTCCACAAAGGGCAAAAAGAAAGGATACTAATGTCTAAAGACGAAAATGTCGTGACTGTTAACGTGACTGGTGTGTCCTCGAAAGGTCAAGGAGGCATCAGTTATGACAACAAGCGATCTGCTCCAGCAGATCAGAAAAAATCTGGAGAAAAGACGGTTAGAAATAGCTGAAGGTATGGTTGATGGCCGTATGGCCGACTTCAACGCATATCACAAAAACGTAGGGATCGCAGAAGGCTTAATGCAAGCCTCTGAGGTTATCCGCGAAACCTTAAAAACTCTAAATGAAGAGGATGTATAGCATGTCTCATCAGCATGATCGAATATTTACAGATGAAGAGACTAACGCCACAGTTGGCTCCCATCAAATCCCAATCCCCCTAAATTGGAAAGTTTTAGTTCAGCCTAATCAGGTAAAAACCAAGACACAGGGTGGCATTCTATTGCCAGACACATCCAAAGATAACGAAGAATACCTAACTGCGCATGGCACTGTCTGCGCTATGGGTGAATTGGCCTATCGCGATAGAGATACAGGCCAAAAATGGCGATCAGAAGTGTTGCCAAAGGTCGGAGATCGCGTGACCTATGGTAAATACGCTGGTCAAAAGATTGTCGTCAAAGGTGTAAAGTTTCTTCTTCTGAATGATGATGAAATCACATCGATCTTACCAGACGGCGTCGAAGTAACCGCATATCTAGGATAAGATCATGGCAGAAAAAGAGATTTTACAAGAGATCGAAGCGGAAATCAAAAAGGCCAAAGGTGAGCCTGAAGATTTCCAGATCGAAATCACAGATGATCCAGTACAAGAAGCCAAGGAAGAAGCAAAAGACGTAGCTGAAGAAAACAAAGCTCAAGAGCAATCTGAAGAAGACTATGGACCTAAAGTCCAGAAGCGCATTCAGAAGCTTGTACAGCAGCGTCGTGATGCAGAAGTCCAAGCGCGTCAAATCCAAGAGCAAAACGCACAGCTACAGCAGCGTCTTGATCGCTTGGAGCGTGGATCTCAGAAATCAGCAGAGGAAGCATTTCATCAGCGTTACAATCAGACACGCCAAGCCTTAACAAAGGCTGTGGAAGAGGGTGACACTGAGGCGCAAGTCAGCTTCCAAGAGCAACTAGCCGATATGAGAGCGGCTATGCGTATTGCTGAAATGCAACGCCAACAAAGCCAGCAACGTGCAGCAGCGTCACCAACAGTAGGTCGCGCACAACAAGCAGCACAAAACCCAGCTCCACCTAAAGCTATGCAATGGTGGCAAGCAAACAACTGGTTTAACGCACCCGGATTTGAACGCGAAACGGCAGCGGCACGATCAATTGACGTGCAGCTTGACCTCGAAGGTTTTGATAAAAATTCTGACGAATATTACCAAACCTTGAACAGACGTTTACAAAAAATGTTTCCTGAGTTATCTTCAGGATCAAGTCCTAGTAAGGCAAGAACAAAAAGTAGACAACCAGTCGCCCCCACTACAGGCGGTTCTTCCAACTACAAGGGCAATAGAGTGCGGATGACGCAAGAACAACTTAGGATGGCGAGAGAGCTTGGCATCAATGATGAAAAGAGTCTTAAAAAGTATGAAGCCGAAATTCGGCGTCAGCAAAGGAGCCAATAATGTCTGAGAAAAGAAATGTTCGTGCAAGCCAAACTCGCAATTCCATCCGTGATGAGGAAGCTCGTCGTGAAACGGCTTGGAAACCACCAGCACTTTTGGACGCGCCAGATGCTCGTCCCGGTTATGTCCAAAGGTGGGTAGCTACCTCGATTCAGGGTAAAGACACCCCAGACAACGTGTATAAACGTATGCGCGAAGGCTGGGAACCACGCTCCGCTGATACTGTGAAGAGTAAGTTGTTTCCGACTATTAATCATGGCCAGTGGGAAGGTTGTATCGGCATCGAAGGAATGCTTCTTTGTGAAATGCCTGAAGAACGTCATCAAGCAATGAAAGACTATTACTCAGGTAAGAATGAAGAGCAGAACGAATCGGTTGTCGGTGAACTTGAAGCGTTGGGACGGCGTAGTGGGCAACCAATCTACCAAGAGCGGAAGTCCGAAACGAGTCGTGGCAGATCCTTATCTGCTGCTAGTGATTAAGTAACGCTAAAAGGAGCGAATAAATGGCTAATGTAGATGCAGCCTTTGGCTTTGTGCCAGTTCGTCACATGAGCGGTAATGCACCTCGTACAAACAAATACACCATTACTTCTGGTCTAGCTGAGAACATCTTCAGCGGAGATATGGTCATCCTAACAGCGGATGGCGTTATTACTCCAGCGGGTGCTACTGAGGTAAATCAGTTGGGTGTGTTTGCAGGGGTTTCATACACTGCAAGTGACGGTTCTTATGTTTATAGTGAATACTGGCCGTCAGGCACAGTCGCTACAGACATCGTCGCATATGTATACGATGATCCGTATACTGTGTTTAAAGTCCAGTCTGCTGGGTCACCCGCGCAAACAAATATCGGCAACTGTGCTGATATTGTTGCTGGCGCTGGCTCAACAACAACTGGTCGTTCTGGCTTTGAAATTTCAGGAACTATGGCAGCGACAGCAGCACAATGTAAAATCATTGCGTTGTATGACTCACCAGACAATGCGTTTGGTGCGAATGCAGTCATGGAAGTGCTTGTCAACGAGCATGTCCTGAAAGACAGTGCTGGTATTTAAGGAGGGTATGAACAATGGCAATGAATAGAGCAAGTTTTGCTAAAATGCTTGAGCCGGGTCTGAATACTCTTTTTGGACTCGAATATGACAGCTATCCAGCCGAATACGAAGCTGTGTTTGAATCGAATACTTCTCAGAAGGCATTCGAGGAAGACGTGCTTTTATCCGGGTTTGGAAATGCTCCAACAAAAGGTGAAGGCGCAGCGATCAGCTATGATGCGGCTTCTCAACAGTGGACTGCGCGTTACCAGCACGAAACAATTGCTTTGGCTTTCTCAATCACTGAAGAAGCTGAAGAAGACGGTCAGTATGGCTCAATTGCTTCGCGCTACACAAAGGCACTTGCACGTTCTATGGCCTCTACTAAAGAGATCAAAGCGGCAAACGTCTTGAACAACGCGACAAGCACAAACGGTGGTGACGGTGTACCGCTACTAAGCACATCTCACCCAACGCAGAACGGCAACCAGTCGAATACACTTGCGACCCCTGCCGACCTTTCTGAAACATCACTTGAAGCTATTCTTATCCAAATCGCGGATATGAAAGATGATCGTGGTCTTCGGATTGCTGCACAAGGTCAGATGTTGGTTATCCCAACAGCTTACACCTTCGTTGCAGAACGTCTGCTAGAGTCACAGCTACGCACAGGTACTGCTGACAACGACATCAACGCTATCCGTTCTGGCGGCTATCTGCCAAAAGGATATCATGTGATGCGTCGTCTAACAGACAGCGATGCGTTCTTCGTGACAACTGATGTTCCTGATGGACTGAAAATGTTCCAGCGTTCCCCAATGAAAAAGGGAATGGAAGGTGACTTCGAAACAGGTAACGTGCGCTACAAAGTGCGCGAGCGTTACTCATTCGGCTTCACTGACTGGCGCGGTGTTTTCGGTACATAAGCCGCAACATAATAAATCAACTCCTCGTTGGTTTGGACTGGGGTGGCGAAAGCTGCCCCTTTCCTTTTGTAAATAAACGATATCTTATTTTTTTTCTTTTTACCCTTGTAAAATACTAGGCAGTGCATATCTGTGTCTTGTAAGAGAAAGGAAGAAAGAAATGAAAAAAGAACAAGTAGCATTCATCTATATGTCTCAGTGGGATTTTGAGTACAACAACCCTTGGGCAGAAGAGCCAGCAGACAACATCGCAACAAGCTATTACATTATGGTTGCAGATCATAAAGGTAATCAGTGGGCGCATAATTGGTCACTTCAATCAAATAAAGTTGGCCATCATGAGGCTAGAGAGCGCGTCGAAAAAATGCTAGAGCGTATGGAAAATCACTTAAATGCTGGGGGAGCATTGGACTTGGCGCATTGGGGTGAAACTGAACCAATGTATGGTTCAGAAGCGTGGCAGCGTTATGAACGTGAAGAGATCGCACAATATGCTGAAGCGCTTTATCGGGGAAGTATTCATTTAGAAGACCTAACA